GCACTATCCATAAACTTCGTAGCTTTCTTTTTAGATTTCAGCATTGTTTCAAAGCCAATTTGATCTGTCTGAAATTCGTCTGCTAATGATACTGGATCAGCTATCAATTTCTTTGTAGCAATTCCAGTTATAACTCCACCAGCCAAAGTTTTTAGTGAAAATATAGAATTCTTGATCTTAGATATAACACTTGGGATTTTTTTGATCTGACTTGTTACCTTGTCATCGATTTTTAGGACTGCTGAAAAAGTCTTTCTACCAAAACTCATACCAGCACTCATAGCTTTTTTGATCCCTGCTGTTGCAGTGTCTTTTAATCCAAGTTTTGGAGTCCAGGTCTTTTTACCGAGCCCGTCTCCCTTTTTACCAAACTTGTCGAGGACTGGACTTGCTTTATCTTCAAGTCCTAATTTTGGCTTTGCACGCTTCTTTCCAAGCTTGTCCATCTCTCGTGATGCTTTCTCTGCATTCTTCCCTGTTTGCTGTAGGCCAGAAGATGCATGGTCGGAATATTCCGATACAACATCGATCACAATTTCTTTGTTTGCCATTTATGCATCTCCTCCTTCCATAGCTTTTAAAATTGCTGCAAAAATAAAAGCCCTCTCTCCTTCAGGAAGATCAAGGGCTTGTGATGGTAACATTCCAGTCCGTAAATAATTTTCTGCAAGCATAGAAGCTAACGGACTGGATTCAATTAGTTTTTTGCGTAGTCAACTACACTAACACCGCCTCCAGATAAGTTATCAATAGCATCGCTGACAGCTTCAAGCTCTCCAGCTGTTAACACCTCTTTGATAATTTCGTTCTGTGTCATAACCATATGACCAGCTTTCTTTAATCCTTCTTTCAGCGCTGAATTATCCCAGAATTTCTTTCCGTCAGTCGCTACTGTTGCAGTGTAAATCTTCCATGCCATGTAATCAGCTGTACTTACTTCTTTCTCAACGAGAGGAAGTGAAGCTCCGCCTGGGTTTGCCATATAAGTTGTAGCTTTCTTTCTACACTGTGCAATTTCATCGAAAGATAATGGTCGGACATTAAATTTAAACAATGTCTGTCCATTTCTTGTAATATTCAATGGCTGCTGTACTTCTGTTTTATACTCTGCGGCTTTTAAAAGACCCGTGATCAGATCCATTTCATTATCTTCGGTTACCGTAACATTTGTTTCTTTCTTTTCTGCCATTTTATTTTCCTTTCTTTATGCTGCTAATGATTTAATGCAGTCTGGTACGCTGTTAACAATGAACTGCATCTGTCTCTTAATAACCTCTCCAGGTTTAACATCCAGAATATTTGTATCTCCGTCAAGAATACATTCATCCAGTAAGAATTTGCTTTCCCCACCTTCCAGTGGTTCTGTTGCACCACCTTGGAGAGAAAAAATAGGAAATTTCCCACTTTTGATTGCATCCAAGATTGGAACAATTGTAAGATCGTCTCTTACTACAGCTTCCGTGAATGATGCTGTAAATTTAACACTGTCCGGAACTCCATACGTCTGGACATCTCCAGCCGGATGAAAATCTACATTAGAAACATTCATCCCGATAGAAAACTCTTCCACGGATGCAAACCAGATGGAAACTCCATCAAGTGTGATAAAAAGCTTTCCGTCTTTTCCTGTCATCAGTTTTCTAGTATCAAAACCTTTTCCACTCATTTATATAACACCTCCTACTGTGCGATATACTGGAACTGATATGTTAAGTAGATCTTTTCCATGCTGTCAACGTCATCAATGCGGATAATAAAGTATGCATAATCCGCTGCATGTGGATTTTCTGTATCCTCATAAAATTCGTAGGTATCTAAGATCTTTCCTTCTCTGTTCATTTCAGCCAGTACTTTTTTAGCTTCCTGAATTACATTATCAACGCCTGCTGCATTGTTGCTGATCTTACCGATCAATGGTTCTAATGTACGATTGATACGGTCAAAAGCTTCATAACGGACAGCTGTACGTTTGATCTTCTTCCATCCTTCGTCATCGTCCTCATCCAGAACTGTATATGTGTTCACTCCTTCCTGTCCTTCTGACAAAAGAAGCAATCCAGATTTGATCGCATCGACATATTGTTCATTCGTCAGCTGTTCAATGCATGACTCCGCATCTGGAATCTCTGTATGTACAATTGATGTACTTGAATCTTTGCATCCAATCACACCTGCCTGAACTGCTGCCGCAAGGTATCCTTCCACCCTATCTCCGGCAGTATTATAATATCCGCTACCGCAGTAAATAAAATATGGTGCATTATAGGATTTTGCATTCGTTTTTCTTGTAGCAAGTGACTTTCCTGCCGCTTCTCCAAGTACGCAAACACCCAATGCACCGTTTGAATGGATTCTTTCCATGTATGTCTTCGCTAATGCTTTAACATCTTCTTCGACTGTATCAAGCACCAGTACATTCCAAGCATAAGTTTCGAATGCATTAAACGCATTGCTGTAATCTTCTGTTGTGACTGCCGGTGCTGATCCACCAGCCAAAGCCTGCTGTGCAACCGTCTGCATGATCCCGGATGCTCCAGAAACAAGTTCTGCGGATAAATACTTGCTGTCTTTCATTGCTTCCACCAGATTTGCAGCCTCATTTACATCCGCACCAGCGATAAAGCTTACTTTCTCAACAAGTGTTGCCCCATTGTAAACTGAACACTCTTTTGTCGTTTCATCTCCTAATTTCTGTTTTACAGTTACGGAGAATTTCAAAGCGGTTGGATATTTTGTCTTTAATGTAACTGCATTTGTGTCTGTGGTTGTCTGTAAGGACAGGCTTCCTTCTTTACCACCAGTTCCAAGACGGTAAAGATATACCGTGTTAGCACCTGCATCAAACAGTTTTACCGCTGCATCGATCGTTCCACTCTCCATATAAAGTGAAAGAAGATCGGTCTTTGATGTGATCTTCTGAATCTCTCCAACTGGACCAAAATCTGCATGAACCGGAATACAGAAAACTCCGTTCATTGCGGATGCTACACCATTATTTGTGATCTGCTCATGTCTGCGATAAACTCCAGCTCTTTCCTTTTTCTCGCCTTTTAAAAATAATCCGGACAAGTTCTTATACCTCCTTCTTCTTAAATGTATCTACAAGTTTCTTTGCTGTGCTCTGCGTTGCTTCTTTAACACCTGCCCTTGCAAATGCTGTTCGGATAATATCTTGTGATACTCCTAACACCTGTGGATTTTCTACATATTCATCCACAGTATAAGTAACTTCTGGCACTGTTTTTGTTTCGTCTTTCTTTTCTGCCATTGTTTCCTCCTAACTTATCGTAATTGTCTTTAATTCATCGACTGTTTCAACATCTCGTAGCTTTCCGTACTGACCTCTTACCGTTACCTGTCCATCTTTTAATGGATCAAGTTTCGTGCTGTATGCCAGCTGATTTACAAAAAACGGCGATCCATCATTCATAACGAACCGCTCTCTTTCCTGTAAATCTTGCAGCAAGTTCATAACAAACTGATCAGCATTTACATCCGATCCGGAGATCACATGTACCTTGATGTTGTTTGTAAACCATGTACAAGCATATGTCGATGGGAACGTTCCTGGCTGCATAGAATCCAGTCTAGTATAAACAACCACTTCTTCATCATCCGGCTTCCAGATTTCGTCAAGTTCCGTGTTATTGATCACTGTCACGTTCCAGTTCTCATCAATGTGCTTTGCCAAAGAACCGACTGCATCCAGCGGAAGGTATGAATGTTTTGGAAAAGCATATGCATCGAATGTCAGCACTGATCCACATACTTCTACATCCATTTGCCCTTCGATTGCTTCCTGAAATGATTCTGACTTTCTCCATACAAGAGAAATCGTTGTATCTTCATCGGTC